AGGTTAGGGTCACGGGTTTCGACATCAATCGCAATCTTTGATGCGCTCGTAATATCTGGAAGCTCAAGGGGTGGAACCCATTCACTTTTAGGAGCGAACATCGCCATCTGTAGGTTTGCCATTATTTTCTTCCTCAATAAATTCTGCGCCCAGCGCGGTGTATCCCGCTTTATCAATCCATGAGTCTTCATGGTCGATTGTTTCTATGAGCCTGCTTGTTTTTACCCAGTCCATCATTAGAGTAACGTGGGCTGGTGTTAGGTAGCCGTGGCTTGCATAAGCTCCACGCATGATTACGTTCCATCCATCCGCGATACGTTGGTGGTTTTCATACGCATCGCCGTAATCCTTGGCCCGGTCCCCGTTGATTAAGGACTTTGCTTTGTCCAACACTTCATCGCGTTTCAATGTTTCACCTCATTACTGTAACCAACAAAAACCATTTCTTTTAATTCGGGATCGTATTCAAACCTTGCGGCAGGCAGGTCCTCATCCTTCACGGTGGGATCGTTCCACATTTTTTCAGCCCGCACTGCGTTAAGATCGGTCACTCCCATCTTTTCGTATTCCTTGCGCTTGGCTTCTTCATGCGCTTTCCAGTCATCCCATGTCATCTTTTTCAAGACTTCTCTCCTTTAAACAATTTACTTTTCCATTGGCACACTTCGTTAATGTGCGTGTGCCTTGTAGTAGGACGCACCATCCCAACCTTTTCAACCCATCCCAACTTCCGAAGTGACGCCATCATTGCGCCCCAAACATTATGGTGATGCGGGTCCGACATACCCTGCGCTCTACAAAAAGCACAGATTTTGCCACCTTCTACGAACTGGTGTTCCGATAAGTATTTGGCAGCATTCTGGTAATATTCCTGCTTCCACTCATCGTCTGCGTGGACATAAGCGCGGTCGATCTCTGCTTCTATAAAATCAAACCGCTGTTGTTCTGAGAGAGCTTCGGTCATAGGTCATAACTCCTTGTCGCGTCCTCGGGTTCGACAATATACAAATTCTGCCGGGTCCGCGTAACGCCGACGTAAAAAACTCGGTGCATATCATCAGGGTTAATTCGCATTGCATTATCGGCCGCTGCACTCAGGTCGGTGAACAACACAACGTTATCCGCTTCGCCGCCCTTTGACCCGTGGATCGTGGACGCTGTAATACGGGGTATGCCGTTAAACTTCTCGCCCCGACGTAGCAGGGCCGTAACATATGCCCGGTCAGTCTCAGGCATTTTGTCCATAGCCTCGGACCAGATCATACTGTCGTTGGCAAGCAGGCCGTGTTTACTGATTAGCTCTTCGATGGTCACCATGTCTTGGTCATCTAAGTCCCGGAGCTTTTTGTATCCCCGCGTTACGCGGTTTCCGGTGGACATGTAGCTGTATATCTTGCGAGCTACCTCTCCAGAGATTTCTTTTCCCTTCCGCATTTGCTCCCATCCGTTAACCGCGTCAGATATTTTTTCGCTTATGGACCGGTGGCCGCGGTAGTTAAACAGGTAACCGTTTGATTTTAAATCACTTGCTACGGGTTGTAGCTGGTAACCGGCTTGGGACAAAATTAGCCAAGAGCCTTGCGCCATGTCGAGCGAACTTATATGACTGATCCGCGCCACATTGCCTCGGTCGGGTTTTGGTTCATATCGTTTCGGAAACCTCCGCGTGATGCGGCGCACGACATTCTCAGCCAAGCTATGCACAGTTTTTGGAACGCGATATGATTGCGAAAGGGTTTCGGAGCCGCCGGGTAGGTTTATAAAGTGATCCACGTCCGCGCCCGCCCAACGGTAAATAGCTTGGTCATCGTCTCCCGCGCAGTACATGCGTTTAGAGTTCTCATCCAATATGTGGGCAATGTCCCATTGGAGGGGAGACAGGTCCTGCGCTTCATCTAAGAAGCACAGATCAAATTGCGGACAATACGTGTTTTTACCGGACACGAACTGTTCCAGCATGTCTGTAAAGTCGTAGACCCCGATTTTCTCTTTGTATTCTTTCAAGCATTTATCGACGTAGTTGACAGTATTCCAATCGTCTTCGAGATTGCTAATGTTATACTGATCCCGCAGCTTTACCTTGCGTAACCTTGCAAGGTTAATCAGTCCCAGAATAGGATCGTTACTGGAAACCATCGACGGAACGTCATCGTCAAAGTTTGTGTTCTTGGAGCCGCCCAGCGATATGCCAATCTTTTTACTAAGCTCTTTGTAATTAATTTCTTGCATCACTTGTTCTGGGCGTATGTCCGTCATGGTCAAAGCTAGAGAGTGCAGGGTGCGGAAGTGAACCAAGTCTTTCTTGGGGTCCAGACCAAATCGTTCTGCCGCACGTTCTTTGGCCTCGTTGGCTGCTTTGCGGGTAAACGCCAGAAAAGCAATACGGTGGGGAGACATGCCGCTTTCTAAAGCCTCGTCAACCATGTTGAGAAGGGTTGTGGTCTTGCCTGTCCCGGGCGGTCCAAATATCCTAAACATTCTCGGCTTTAGCCTTCTTATAGATTTGTTGAACACGTTGTTTTGAAATGCCGAACCACTTTGCGACGGCAGTCATGGTCACGTGTTGTTCATCGATCAGGCGAACTATCTCAGCATTTCGGGCAGCTTTAAGTACGTTGGGCATTAGAACGGAGCCTCGTGCTGTGATCCAAATTCAGGAGGATCAATATCAATATCTACATTGTCGAACGAAGGTATCTGCCATACGCGCACGGCACGGCCCTTAATTTTCATGACGAGACTGCTACCGTTTATGTCCCGCAGGCGTTGAGCTATCCGGTGTGACTTATATTCAAAGAATTTATTCTTCTTCAGGAAGTTCTCAAAGTCTTTCAGACGGAAATATGTGATGTTCATCTCATCATCTGTCCAAGGCTTACGGAGTAAGATTTCTTCTTTGTCCTGCGCAACCTGTAAATGGGCGCAAAACTCTTCCAAATAATCGTAGAACTGTCCGCTAATGCTGGCATCTTGCGCGACTTCGATGATTGCGCTCTCGTTATCTTTCATCTCACTTAACAGTGTGCTTATCCGGCTTTCCCATTGCTGCTTGGCAACTGATCGCGGCATAAAGTTAAGTTGTTCCATGCAGGCTTTTTGAAAGGTGGGCTGGTTCATAAGAGCATCTGTGTCCATTTCCAGAGGCTCGCCATTAACGTCCATAAACCAGACGGGCGGGGTAGAGTTATACTTGCGAAGGTTTGCAATTGTGGCCCCGGCTACGGCAGCCCCTATGCCGAACTTACGGGTCCGACATAGGTCTTTGTTACAGTGCGAATTGATCGGCGCATCAGAGCATTTATATGCGTAATCCTTTCGCTCTACTTGTTTGGCAACAACGTTTACCTCTGAGAGTGGCAGTGGCGGAGATATGTACTCCATATTGAAGCGGAGTATCTCTGACTCCCAGCTATCTGGATATGCCTTTCGTAAGTACACGCCAATGTTGAACAGACCATTATTACGTCCTCCTTCGCTAATACCTGCTTTGCACAGTATCTGTAGGCAGGGCGGACCGTCCTTCAGTAGGTCGGTTTCACCGCCCCCTACTATTTGAAGCTTAACGATTTGCTCCGGAGTTTGTACATGTTTTTCGTATAATTCTATAAATTCATCTAAGGTGGCAGACGTGCCATCGTCCAAGAAAGCATAACGCAATCCGTTTTCATGGTCGTAATATGGCAGGTTTAAGAAGTTGCCTACGTCTCCACGATCAAGGTGCAGCTTTATTTGCTTTGGAAATATCTCGCTCTCGCCATATCCGAGGGCCGCGGCTATTGATTGCAGGGCCTTCTGCATGTCCTTGGCTTCTGTCCAATCGCTGGAGAACAGGAAGCAGTGCGCTCCGCCCGACTTAGATCGGCAAACCACCATCGGTATTTTTAACCTGCGGATTTTATCGACAAGTATTTTATGATCCAAAGGGTACTGATCGATATCAATACAGCCCCATTTGCAACAATTGTCTTCATTGATGGGGATGATACCTAAACCGGCTCCGGCCCCTGAGAGGTGGTTGTCCCAAAGTTTTTCGTTGCGTGGTTCTCTTAGAATGCCCGCTTTGCCTTTGGCTTTACCGTTTGCCCCTGTATTTTCTATTTTGAAGTAGCCGTATGCTTCCTTCAAACCATCGAAGATGGCCATAAACTTTTCTGCTGACATTATTGCCCCCACTCGAAAGAAAAACGGCGGGGCATAAGTACCCCGCCGCGAACACTACTTAAAACGGTATATCTTTATCGTTTTGTGCAGCTTCTTCTCCGTCCGAGTGTTTCACAACAACCTCACCCGCGGTGATGCTTGCTGCAAAATCTTTTGCGCGAGTGTACATGTGTGCCTCTGACACAGGCCCCTCAACAGACATTTCCCATCCATGCCACGAACCCTTGGAGTTTTCTTCCCCAATTGTTTTAAGATCGTAGACGTAAGCGAAACGCGGTGGTGTGAAGGGTCCTTTCGATCCCATCATTGAACGTGACGCCATGATGCTGTTCCATTTACGCGACTTTTTAAGCTGCGTGGATTTCATTGCAATCAAGGCTGTCTCCATTGAGCCGTCTTCTGCGAGCAAGATAACAAAGTGCTGGTGCGTTTCTTCGATATATTCACCGGAGCCGTCCATCACATAATCTTTGTTGTCATCTTTTGACCGCTCAACCTTTGGCCGCGCCTCATGCGGTTCGTAGATCGCGGTCGGGGCACCGCTTCCCACGCCACGTGGAGCCCACTGGATGAAGCGACGTTGATACGCGCACGGTATGACCCGAATGCCCGTTTTGCCCTTGTAGAGGGCTCCTGTGACCGTGTTGTAGATATCCCCTTTGCGGGCTTCTTCGTTCACGTCCAACACAGGATCGTTACCGGACAGGACTTTCAGAAACGGCAGGGCTAAATCTTCTTGCCCCAAATCCTGAAGGCCGTCTCCGGCATCCTGTTCAAACATCGCAGGGTTGAACTCAGCAACACCTGTTTCTTCTTTTTTCGCCACTTGCTTTGACTGTGCCATATTATTTTCCTCTCTTAATGACTGCACGTTGACCAACATAAGCTCCGAATAATTCCATCGGAAACTCTTCTCCTGCCTCGCACCTTTCTTTCACAAACGCCCGTAGGGTCTGCGGGTGTATTTCGGTTTTCTGCGTGGGCACAAAACCTTCCTTTTCAGCAAATGCCGAAAAAGCATTGGCTTGATCGTCCTCGCCACGTCCAAACTGACACAAGACAGTGTTCTTGATAATGTCGTCATATCCGTTTTCGCGCAGCCAGTCGTAGGCTTGCGGACGATTGTTTACCAGTATGGAGGCACCATACGTTTGTTTCACCTCGACGGTAGAACCGTCATCCAAGGCAAACGAAGATATACCAATTTCTGCAAGCATCGCAGGCATGTCTTCATCCGTGAACTTCAAAAGCTCTTTCTTCAAACCCTTGGCTAATTGCTCAAGGTTTTCAATCTGCGCTTCGTGGTCCCGGATTCTTCTGGCCAACTCAGCCACCGTTTGGAGGCCTTGTTGATCTATCTTTTCGACGGATGAGGCGATAGTATCCTCAAAGTCTTCTTCCATCATTTTTAGTACGTCGCTACTCATTCCGAGTCTCCTTCGTGGTTAAAGGCACCTGTCGGGCCTTGACAAATACAGATAATATCGTATACTCCGCTCTTGTCAAGCAGTATTTAGGGAAATTTAAAATGCGTGGATTTGAGTACAAAACCAACCCGTATGACCACCAGCGTAGAGCGTTAGAAGCTTCGTGGGCCGAGGAGTATTATGCCTTGTTTATGGAGATGGGAACAGGCAAAACAAAAGTGGCTATAGACACCATGGCGGTTCTTTACGAGGCTGGCAAGATAAATGCTGCTTTAGTTGTGGCACCCAAAGGGGTTTACGATAACTGGGTCAAGAACGAGATACCCGCGCATCTGCCGGACCGTATACAACGTAACCTTTTGCGGTGGACTCCTGCTAAAACAAAACGCATGGAAACAGACCTAAAAGATTTTATTGTTGGAGACTTACACGGCATTAAAGTGTTTGTAATGAACATAGAGGCGTTTTCCACGAGCCGCGGGACGGAGGCCGCTCTCGCGTTCCTGTACCAGAACCCTGATAACATCGTGATTGTTGACGAAAGCACCACAATCAAGAACCGCAAGGCCGCCCGGACAAAGAACATTGTAAAGCTACAAGAGTATTCCAAGTATCGGCGTAT